ACGGAGTGCTACAGATGTCTGATTTTCATCACGGTGTCCGCGTCGTCGAAGTCAATGACGGTACACGCACCATTTCAACAGTTTCAACCGCCATTGTTGGCATGATCTGCACCGCAGAAGATGCTGATGCAACGGCATTTCCTCTTAACACACCTGTTCTGCTGACCAATGTGCAGGCAGCTATCGGTAAAGCCGGTACCAAAGGCACCTTAGCGGCCGCGCTGCAGGCGATTGCTGACCAGGCGAAGCCGGTAACCGTCGTGGTTCGCGTAGCAGAAGGCGCGAGCCAGGCTGAAACCACCTCTAACCTGATTGGCTCGACGGATGCGAACGGTAAATACACCGGCATGAAGGCGCTGCTCAGCGCGCAAACGCAGCTGGGTGTTAAGCCCCGCATTCTTGGCGTGCCGGGTCTGGATTCGCTGGAAGTGGCGACAGCGCTGGCCAGTATTGCCCAGCAGCTGCGTGGCTTTGCCTACGTCTCTGCCTGGAACAGCAAAACCATCTCTGACGCCATGAAGTACCGCGAAAACTTCAGCCAGCGCGAGCTGATGGTGATCTGGCCAGATTTTATTGCCTGGAACACGGCAACCAATAAATCTGAAATGGCTTATGCCACCGCACGTGCGCTGGGCCTGCGCGCCAAAATTGACAACGACACCGGCTGGCATAAAACCCTGTCTAACGTGGGCGTCAATGGCGTGACGGGTATCTCTGCAGATGTTTTCTGGGATCTGCAACAGACCGGCACCGATGCCGATCTGCTGAACGAAAAGTGTGTTACCACGCTGATTCGCAAGGACGGTTTCCGTTTCTGGGGCAACCGCACCTGCAGCGATGATCCACTTTTTGCCTTTGAAAACTACACCCGTTCAGCGCAGGTGCTGGCCGATACCATGGCGGAAGCGCACATGTGGGCCAACGACAAACCGCTGACGCCAGTACTGGTACGCGAAATCATCGCCGGTATCAATGCCAAGTTCCGTGAGCTGGTCAGCGCCGGTTATCTGCTGGGCGCCAACTGCTGGTACGACGAAAGCGCCAACGATAAAGAGAGCCTGAAGGCGGGCAAACTGTTTATCGATTACGACTACACGCCGGTGCCGCCGCTGGAAGATCTGACCCTGCGTCAGCGCATCACCGATACCTATCTGGCGAACTTCGCCGCATCCGTAAACAGCTAAGGAGCCGGATAAATGGCACTGCCACGTAAACTCAAGGGGTTGAACCTCTTCAACGATTCAAACAGCTATCAGGGCATCGTCACCGCAGTTACGCTGCCGAAGCTGTCACGCAAGCTGGATACCTACCGCGCCGGCGGTATGAACGGTGCGGCATTCATTGATAACGGCCTGGACGATGCGGCACTCGATATGGAGTGGACGCTGGGCGGGATGGATGAGCTGGTATTAAGCCAGTGGGGCGCGATGGCGAACGTACCGTTGCGTTTCACCGGTTCTTATCAGCGTGATGACACCGGCGAAGAAATCGCCGTGGAAATCGAAGTACGCGGTAAGCACCAGTCCTTTGACTTCGGTGAAGCCAAACAGGGCGAAAACACCGAAACCAAAATCACCAGTAAAAACACCTATTTCAAACTGACCTGGAATGGCAAAGAGCTGATTGAAATCGACACCGTCAACATGGTGGAGAAGGTCAACGGCGTCGATCGTCTGGAACAGCGCCGTAAAAACCTCGGCCTGGTGTAATAACAACGGCCGGCGCGTCCTGCGCTGGCCCCTCTTGATTGGGATGGAGAAAAAATGGAACAGCTTGATAAGCCAGAACTGAAAGAAAACCTGGTGGTGCTGGAAAGCCCGATTTCACGTGGCGATGTGGTGATCGCTCAGGTTGAGCTGGTGAAACCGACCGCCGGCGCGCTGCGCGGTGTGCGGCTGGCTGATCTGGCCTCGTCCGATGTGGATGCCCTGTTGATGGTGCTGCCCCGCATCACCATGCCATCGCTGACCAAAGCAGAGTGCAACGCACTGGACCCGGTTGACCTGATTGCCCTGGGCGGCAAGGTGATTGGTTTTTTGTCAGCGAAATCGGCCGCGTAAGCTGGCCCCGCGATCTGACGGTCAATGACCTGATGGCCGATATTGCCAGCGTTTTTCACTGGCCACCCTCAGAAATGTATCCCATGTCGCTGGAAGAGTTACTCGACTGGCGGCATAGAGTGATGATCCGCAGTGGAGTAACCTCAGATGAGTAACACGCTCAAGCTGCAAGTGCTGCTGGAAGCGGTTGATCGGGCTACGCGCCCGTTCAATGCCGTACGTAAAGAAACCGAAAAGCTGTCTGCGGATATCCAGGAAACGCAGGATCGCCTGGACGAGCTCAATGCCAAATCCGCGCAGATTGAAGGGTTCCGTGAAACCCGCAAAGAACTGACGCTGACCCAACAAAATCTTAAAAATACCCGGGCAGAAGCAGCGGCACTTGCCATTCAACTTAAAAACACTCAAAACCCTACCGCGGAACAAACCCAGGCGCTGGATAAGCTGCGTCAGTCGGCTAACGCGCTGCAGCAAAAAAACCTTCAACTGCGTCAGTCAGTACAGGATCAGCGCCAGTCCCTGAACGAGGCGGGAATTTCCACGCGCCGGTTGAGCAGCGAGCGCCAGAAGCTAAATCAACAAACAGAGCGCACGACATCCAC